ATCCTCAATGAAAACTTTACATTTCTTGGCTTCTTTGTAGCATGGGTGGTTTTAGAGGGTAGCGCAAAGACGGTGGTTGGGTATGTAACCCTAGCATCAGTAGCCATATGGTTTGCAACCATAGGTATTCGTAAAGAAGACTAATAAGTTTGATATAATGGGAGTATGACAAAACTACGCATACTCCTATTATCAAGTATCCTAGTATTAGGGTTATCTGGTTGTGGGTATGATGGTCATTATAGATATCCATGCCAAGATCCAGTAAACTGGGAAGCAGCAGAATGCAAACCACCAATTTGTACCGCTAACGGGGCATGTCCAGAAGATTTATCAGATCACGAAAAGGTGGAGGGAACACAAAATGGCTAAACAAAGACTAACTCCTCAAGAGTTAGATGCAAGACTTAAGTTCATTCTAGGAATTACTTTAGGATCAATTTTATTTATTACAGCAGTAGGCATTATGTATGCTTTAATATTTGTTACACAACCAATTACAGGACAATCAGAAAACGATAAAATGTTTTTTAATGTTCTTGGTAGCGTAGCAACATTTATTACAGGAACACTTGCTGGCTTATTAATTGGTTCATCTGGTGCTAAAGATGTTATGGCAGCACAGATTGCAAATAAAGAAATTGATGCTAAAAATACAATGGCAGATAAAAAATTAGAAGCAGAGATTGATGAGGCTAAAGCACGTAGACTGGCTAAGCCAGATGGTGCAATGCCAGAAGAGCAACCTGTTGATACAGATTGGGATAAGTAATGTCAAAAGATTCTACAAGAAAAACTTTACTAAAGACATTAAGTTGGGAAACTTTTCATTTGGTAGGAGTTGCTGGTGTTATTTATTTATTTACTCGTGAATGGGAGTATGCAAGTTTAGGCGCTCTTATTTATATTGCTTGGGAAGCGCTAGGTTATTTCCTTCATGAAAGAGTATGGGCAAAATTTGGAAATGGGGTTAAATAATGTCACAAGGTACAGCAGCAAGATTAGTTGAGGTTGCTACAGCAGAAATAGGAACTATTGAGGGTCCAAAAGATAATGAAACAAAATATGGTAAGTTTACTAAAGCAGATTTTCAACCTTGGTGCGGATCATTTGTTATGTGGTGTGCTAATGAGGCGGGAGTAAAAGTACCAAACACTGTTTTTACTCCAGCAGGAGCAGCAGCATTTAAAAAAGCAGGAAATTGGATTGATGGAGACGTAGCAGATCCAGAGCCAGGCGACATTGCATATTTTGATTTTCCATCTGACGGGGTAGATAGAATTAGCCACGTAGGTATAGTAGCAGTAGATAATGGAGATGGAACAGTTTGGTGTATTGAAGGCAATACTTCTGGAGACCCTAAAGGTAGCCAAAGAAATGGTGGAGAGGTTTGTAAAAAACTTCGTGCCTTTAAGAAAAATAAAAAGGGTATTATGGTTTCAATTGTAGGGTTTGGTAGACCTAAGTTTGGCTCTGCCCCTGCGGGTACTGCTAAAAAGGCTGCTGCCAAGCCTAAAACATGCTCAGCATGTGGTCAAACTATTAAATAAAGGTGTTTGACTAAGTAATAATCATTTGCTATACTTAAAAGGTATACTCTGAGGGGATTTTTATATGACAGTTTTGGCTGTAGTCCGTCATGAAAATAAAATATATATGGCTGGTGACCGTGGTGCATCAGATGACAACACAATACTTTCTTTAACAGCCCCAAAAGTTTGGAAACTTGGTCCATATTTACTTGGATATGCAGGGGCACTAGATGGAGAACGAATTAGATATAATTTTAACCCATATGTTCCAGACATAAAAGATTTAGATAAATTCATGCAAACTAAATTTATTAAACAATTAAGAAATTTTTATAGTGATTGGTGGGTTGACACTGGTAAAGAGGCTGACCTTGGTCTAATTATTTGCATTAAGGGACAAATATATGAACACAATGCAGTTGATATGTCTTTATCTAAATACAACTTAGATTATTTAGCCATGGGTTCTGGTGCCGAATATGCTTATGGCTATTTAAATGCTACAGAAAAATCCAAAGATCCTCGTAAAAGAGTGGTTGGAGCAGTAAATGCAGCAATAAAGTTTAGTCCATCATGCATGGGGCCTATTGATGTGGTTAGTATTTAATGAATCTTAGAGATAAATTTAAAAAAGCAAAAGAAAATAATACATTTATAGTAGAAAGATCCTATTTTTCAAATAATATTACTTGGGAAAATATTTTAAATTTTATATATAAAGAGTCATCTGTTAAAGATGTAGAAGAAAAAAATAAAAAAACTTTTTCCCAAATAGTTCCTGAAGGCAATCTTTTTATAACAGTAGAAGGAAATTTATCTGTATACCATCCATTATGGATTAAAGGTTTAAGCGGTAAAATTTGGAAAGGTTTACCAGAAATAAAAAATTTTTTAATTAAGTTAAATGATGATTTTGATAGTTCAACAGAATTTGAAAACTGTAAATATTATGATGGAACATATAATAGAGGTTGTAACTGTTATTCTGTGTGGCATTCTGAAGGCATAGTTGTTTCTTTAGCAAGTCGTTTAGTTAACGAACATAGGGATATTTTTGATGCTGGATACATTCAGTTGGTTGGACAATCTTTCTGGAAAATTGAGGGACACAAAGATATATGTATATTAAATTCAGGGGATATGCTTTTATTACCAAATAATTTGACTCATGAGGTATGGGGAGATGGCCCACGTTCTGGAATTTTACTAGAATGTAATTCAAAAAATTATAAAGATTAGTTATACTTGACACCAACAATGGTTTGATATATACTTTATATATGACAAACTTTGATGATATATTAAAAGATCTACAGGACGAGTCATCAAACCTTGATGAGTTTGAGATTTGGCTAACTAACGGAATTGAGCGGGGATGGATAACAGAACCGTTTTGTAATACTCATGAGGGAGATCCTTACATGAGTGATGAAGAAGCACAAGAGTGGGAAGAGGGCGGAGACCCTTGTCAAGTTGTAATTAAAATAAACAATAATTAAAAAATAATCTAGGGAGTAAAAATGTGTATTATTTGTGTATCTACTGTAACTGCTGTATCTTTATTGGCACCAACTAACACAACGCCTGCTCAATCAGTTTCAGTAATTGAAAAAAGATATGTTCAAGAAAACAAAATTACCAATAAATCTTGTTCTAAATCAGAGTTAAATAAAATAAAAGAAAATACTATATGTCTTAAAAATGGTAAGGTGTATAGTTGGAAAAAAATAAAAAATAACTCTAATTCAATTCCAAAACCAAGTACAAATCAATCCATTGTTTATCAGGCGCCAACAAGACCAAGCGCTAATGTTGATTTATGTAAGATTAAAGAAAATAATGCAAATCGCAAAAATATGTTTAACCCACTTCCTACAGGTTTTCCAGGAGTTACTCTTGCTCAAAAAACAGGAACAGTTAAATGGGCTTTGATCCCCCTAGACTTTCCTGATTTAAATGGTGAGGCAAATTTTAGATCTAGAGTTGATGAGCAAATGAAATTGACTTCTGATTGGTTTTATACCGTCAGCGAAGGTAAATTTAAAGTTGAGTGGGTCGTAGCAGATAATTGGGTAAGGCTGCCTGGAAAAACTTCCGACTATACGATTTCACAATCAGTAAACCTCAATGATGCTGCAAATGGGCCTAAATTGTTTAAAGATGCGATGGAGGCTGCAGACCCAAAATTCAATTTTACGGGGGTTCAGACAGTAAATTTTATACTTCCTAAAGGGCAGAGTTTTATTCAAGAAACTTCACAGGGTTTTCCATGGGATGCTGCAGTAAAAAATTTAGTTACAAATGAGGGAAGTGTGACATCTTTTTCTATAGCAGGAAAATTTAACGACTCACTTAATAGAGAATATTGGCCTTATTGGATTCATGAGTTTGGCCATGCCATGGCTATTCCACATGTTGGATCCTCTCGTGAGCCTAATCCGTATATGGGCTTAGATATTATGGGTGGTCAAGATGGTGAATCTAGGGAACTAAGTGGCTGGTTACGTTTTGTTACGGGCTGGCTTGCAGATGAGAAAGTTTATTGTAAGCCACTAAGTGAACTGGAAAGTACTGAGATTACCTTAGTACCTTTAAGTAATGCTGATAGCGGAATAAAAATAGTTGTTGTGCCAATATCTCAAACAAAGGCAGTAGTTATAGAATCACGTCGTGAAGGTAAGTTCACTTGTATTATGCCTTCAAAGCGAAGCGGTGTTTTAGCCTATATATATGATGCCACGCTCAGTCATGGTCAAAACTTTTTACAACCTATAACGCCTTTAGATAGAGCAATTGAATACAGTTCCAATTGTCCTGTTGTTGGATATCCAAATCCTATTCTTTACAAGGGTCAAAAAGTATCTGTTGAAGGAGTGACAATAGAGGTGGTTGATAGTTTAAAGTACGATAAAGTTAAAATTAATAAAAATAATTAATTATATTAATAATATAGTTGCGGATATTGCATAGTGGTAGTGCGTAACCTTGCCAAGGTTAATGTGCGGGTCCGATTCCCGCTATCCGCTCTATGCCCTCATGGTCTAGTGGTTATGACACCACCCTTTCACGGTGGTAACAGGGGTTCAATTCCCCTTGGGGGTACGACCTCTTATAAAACGTACTTCTTTAAATATATCATGATCTATGGTATGATTATGTAATGGAAAAAATATATTTAGATGATGATAAGCAAATTTGGATTATTGAAAATTTTCTTACTCAAGAAGAGTTAGCCTGGTTTAAAACTCAAACAGATGATGAAAATGGATGGTATCCAACAATGAGGTCGCCATACAAAAATATTCTAAATAAATTTTTAAATATTGTTCCTAAATATGATGAGACTGGCAACATTATTTTTCCAAATAAAGATTCAAAAGTTATTGACCTTCCAATATTTTCTGATACAGGTGGTGTGTGGGATAGGCTTGATTCTGTATTGCCTCCAACATATAAGAGACATGCAACACTGCAAACTTTTAAATATATGACAGATGAAGAGATTAAAGAAAATGCAAATGAAAACGCTTTAAAAGAATACAATGTTTCCGTAGAAGACATTGATTTTGCAATGTACTGGCATCAAGATCCTGGGGCAGAGAGTAATATTAATGCTTCTTTTAGTCTTTACCTTAATGATGATTTTAAAGGCGGAGAATTAGAATTTAGAAATTTACCAATTAAGGTAAAACCAAAATCTGGCATGCTTGCTGTAATTCCTGGTGGAGAAAAATATAGTCATAGAGTAAATAAAGTTTTTGGTCCTAACTCAAGGCATACTCTTTACGGAAATTCATTTATAGATATTGAAACAGCCCCAGTTAGCACAGCAGATGACTGTTAAAATTGTGATATACTAATCATATGAAATCTATATATGATATTGAGTTAGATTCTGCCGAAGGTACCCCAAATTTTTTGCAACAATTTAAGGGCAAGACAATTCTACTAATTAACACAACTGTTGGCTGTGGAAACGCTGGTCAAATGGAGTCCATTCAATGGATTCAAGAAGATTTAGCAGGAAAAGATTTTTCTGTTGTTGCTATTCCAACTAATGACTTTTGTGGTCCAAGTATTACAAAGGGTAAATGGTCAAAAGGTATTACTTGTGGCATGGACTCTAAATTGTACGGAGAAGATGTTTACGGTGTTACATTTCCATTTTCAGAAATGATTACATCAAATCCTGCAGATATTCCATTAGAAGCACCATGGCTTGGTAAGGGTCCAGGACTAAACGGTAATGGCCAACCTTTTGGGGAAAGACATGAACTTTATTTAGAGGTTTCAAAACAAATTAAAGCAATACAAGATAAGAAAATTGAACTTGGAATTGTTGAAAAAACAGATTATGAATCACGTTATTTAAATGAGCATAATGGTGGTATGATGATGAACGCTAACTTTGAAAAATATCTAATTGACAAAGATGGTTACGTAGTTAAACACTATCCTGCTACAACTTTAAACTGGGATGTAGAACGTACCCTTAAAGATGATCTTGCAGCAAAGGGAATTTTTGCAGCAATGGGACCTGACAGATCTGAGTATATTTTTAATGAAGAAAATGCAGTTATTCGTGATCATATTGAAAAATTAATAACTGGAGAAAAATCAATTATTAATCCAGTATATGATCGTGAACATGAATTGATTGCTGTTTAAGTTTAAAACATGGGGGAATTTTTATGAGTATATATGATTTATCATTTACTGACAACAATAAAAATATTATAAAATTAAAACAATTTGAGGGTAAAGATATACTTATTGTTAATACTGCAAGTTATTGTGGGTATACATCTCAATATGCTGATTTACAAAAAGCACAAAACGATTCTTTAGTAGTTATTGGTTTTCCATGCAATCAATTTGGAAATCAAGAGCCAGGAACAAACGAAGAAATAAAAGAATTTTGTACAAGTAATTTTGGTATAACATTTTCTGTTGCTGAAAAAATTTATGTCAATGGTCCAGATACTCATCCAATTTATAAATATTGTAAAGATAAGGCTAATAATGGTAAAGATATAGCATGGAATTTTGAAAAATTTTTAATATCTACTGATGGATCTATCAAGCATTATCCTAGTTCTTATCAAGTTGCAGACATTATTAACAAAAAAAAATAAAACAATAGTATTTTTTAATGCTAAGCCTCTTTAACTCAGGGGTAGAGTACCCGCCTTGTAAGCGGGTTGTCGTAGGTTCAAATCCTACAAGAGGCTCAAAAAATGGTATAATAGGATTGTATCTGCCTACGGGGGATACACAAACTAACTCGCTGAAAAGGAGAAAAAATGGTAAGTTCGTTTACATTGGATCTTTTTAAGGATCCATTTTTTATTGGTTTCAATCGTGAATTGGAACGATTAAGCACAGTACACAGTCTAGCAACTCGTCAGGCATATCCGCCATACGATATTTTAAAATTAGATGAAGATACATATAAATTATCTTTAGCCGTTGCTGGATTTTCCAAGGAAGATATTGATGTTTCTGTTGATAATGGAGCATTAATTATTAAGGGTGAAATAACAGAAACAACACAGGCTGAAGTAGTTCATAAAGGCATTGCTGGTCGTAAATTTACTCGTACATTTGCTTTAGGTGAATATATGGAAGTATCTGGTGCTGAACTAAAAGATGGAATGCTAACAATTAATATTGTTCGTATTATTCCAGAAGATAAAAAGCCAAAATCTATTGACATTAAAGTTGCTAAAAAGTAACAGTTAGTATATAATAGATATGTCGGAAAACAGCGACACTAAATAACTGAATCAGTCCTGAGCATGACTAAAAACTGCTCTTAAAATTAGGAGATCAGGTGGAATTAAATAAAGGACTAGGGGTTTTAGAAAATAAAATATTTTATGTACAAAATTTTTTATTTCCAGAAACATGCGAACTTTTAGTTTCAACTTTTTCAAAAGAAAATTTAAAGGAGTCTGAAAAACCTGGAGTTTTTAGTGGTCCTAATGATGGTCCTAATGGCGGTTCTAATAAAAATGAAAATGTTTTATTTAGTGTTGATGGTATTGAAAAAATAAACTGTGAAACTAATGATAAAGGTATAAATTTAGGAATTGATATTTTTACAGGAACACTTACTAATATTGAAAAAACTGTATCAAAAATATTTAATAAAAATCTTATATTAAAATCATATATATATAGCCATATGAAAAAAGGTGGTAAAAATGAATTGCATTTTGACAATTATAGTGAGGAATATTTAAAAGATTATTCTGCAATACTGTATTTAACAGACTCTTATTCTGGGGGCAGTTTAAATTTTCCAGAACAAAATTTAATTATTAGGCCAAAGCCAGGGACATTAATTACTTTTATTGGAACTGAAGACATTAAACATGAAGTTCAAGAAGTCGTTGATGGAAATAGAGTAAATATAATATGTTTTTTAGTTGAAAAGGAAGAAGTTATTAATGGCACTATATGAATATGACTGTATTCCTTGTAAAATTAGAATAACTAAAGAAAGATCTATAAGTAGTATTGATCCAGGATATCAATGTGAAACTTGCAATAAACAATTAGTTCGTGTATACTCTAATGTAGGAGCAATATTTAATGGCAAAGGATTTTATTCAACCGACAACAGAAAGTAGATGTATAATATGATTATGAGTAGCGTTGTTAAAGACCATCCAAGCGTAGTTTCAAAAAAATATTTATTAAATGCAAATGATCGCTGTGATAGTTGTGATGCACAGGCATATGTTAAGGTAAAGGGGCTATCTGGAGAATTAATGTTTTGTAGTCACCATTATAATAAAATTATGAATGATAAAGATGGATATACAAGAATGATGTCTTTTATGCTTGAAATTATTGATGAACGTGAAAAACTTATAGAAAACAAACTAACAGGGAGTTCAAACTAATGTATGAGTATTTTGTTAAAGAAGTAAAAAATGTTGTTGATGGAGATACTATTGATGTAATAATTGATTTAGGGTTTGATATTTTATTTTCATCCCGTGTTCGTTTGGCTGGTATTGATACTCCAGAATCACGAACAACCAATAAGGTAGAAAAGGCTCTTGGTCTTGAATCTAAAGAATATTTAAAAAAACAATTTAAAGATGCACAAAAAATTGTTATTCGCACAGAAAAAATGAATTCATCTGAAAAGTATGGTCGCATTCTTGGTTGGCTATATGTTAATGGGGATTCAGAATCTATTAATAATAAAATGATTAATGATGGTTATGCTTGGGGATACCTTGGAGAAACTAAAATAAAAGATTTTAAGATTTTAGAAATACAAAGACAAAAATCTAAAAAATAAAAAATATAGGGTTGGTTAAATATATGATATGTCGTGCATGCGATAGTGATAAAATTTTTGATGCAGTAGATCTTGGAAACATACCAATTGCTGCAGGTTTTGCAAAAAATTATTATGATGAACCAGATTTATATGAAACAAAGATGGTCGTTTGTGAATCTTGTGGCCTTGGACAAACTTCAATAGATATTGATGAATCTTTGTTATTTAGTTATTATAATTTTAGAACATCTATTAGTAAATCATTTTTAGAACATGCAAAAAAATATTGCGATATGGTCATAGAAAAATATAGTATAGATAAAAATGATTGGGTTTTAGAATTAGCAAGCAATGATGGATATATGCTTAAATATTTTAAAGAAAAACAAATTGATGTATTAGGAATAGATCCAGCAAAAAATCTAGCATTTTATTCTGCAATAAAAGGAATTCCAACAATTAGTGAATTTTTTGGATCTACCTTAGCCCAACGAATATTAAAGGAAAAGGGATATCCTAAATTAATAATAGCAAATAATGTTTTGGCCCATGTTCCAAACATACAAGATTTTGTAAAAGGGATTTCAATTCTTTGCTCTGATAAAACAATTGTAAGTATTGAAAATCCAACAATTATGAATATTTTAGAAAAAGATCATTTTGACACAATATTCCATGAGCATTACTCATATCTTTCATGTAATTCAGTTTCAAAAATATCAAATAAATTTGGACTTACTTTGTTTGATGTTGAATTTATTAATACACATGGTGGTTCAAATCGCTATTGGCTATCAAAATCAAAAGAGATAAATAACATTGTAAATGATACTATTGATTATGAAATTAATGCTGGTTTAACAAATAAAGATTCTTGGAAAATTTCATATTCTAGAATAAAAAATAATGTTGAATTATTTAAAGAAAAAATTGAAAATTTAAATAATAATGGAGCAATAATATGCGGATATACTGCTTCTGCAAAATCCACAGTATTATTAAATTTTGCAAAAATAAAAACTGGTCAAATTAAAGCAATAGCGGATGATGCAATTGAAAAACAAAATCGTTTTTTGGTAGGTCCAAATATTCCAATTACAAGTCTTGAAGATATGTTATTGTTAAATCCAACAGACATAGTAGTTTTTTCGTGGAACATTTATGATGAAATAAAGAATAAAGTGTTAAACATGGGGCATTCAAATATTAATATTTGGGTTTGGAATAAATAAAATGAAAACAGTGTTTTATTTTACAGCAGAGTGGTGTGGTCCTTGTAAAAAAACAAGGCCGATTGTTGAAGACTTAAAAAGAGAAGGCTTTCAATTTCAAATAATAGACGCTGACTACGAACAACTTTTGGTTAAACGATTTAATGTTAAATCAGTGCCTACTTTTATTTTATTAGAAGATAGCAAAGAGATAAATCGTACTACTGGTGCAAAAACAAAAGAAGAATTGGAAAATTTTATTAACTATGAAAAAACTATTCAAGAGAATATTTAATCCAGATGGAAAAAACATGACTTCAGATGAAAATGAAATGATTGAAAAATTAATTCTTGAGGGTGGAATAGAGGTTGCGGGTATTGACTCTGAAGATGGATCTTTATTATATTCTTTTACTCCCAAAATTAAATATTTAATGCCAGAACTATATCATGATCATATGAATGCTGTAAACTCTGAAATACTTTCTTTATGGGAAAGAGGGTATGTAGATATAGATCTTTTATCAAAAGATCCAATAGTTACACTTACCCCAAAATCACTTGATGAAGCAGAAATATCTAAGTTAAATAAGCGTGAAAAATGGTCTATTGAAGAACTTAAACGGTTATCCAGAAAAGATTTAAATGACTAAACTCTGATATAATCAGAGTAGAACTAGAAAGGTTTGCTATGCCATATCATGTAGGTGCTAAAGGATCATACGGGTGCTCAGGCTACCCCGCTTTAAAAGAGGGTACAAATGAAGTTATGGGCTGTCACAAAACTCGTAGTGAAGCAGCAGCACAAATTTATGCAATTAATCGTTCTGAAGGTAACATAGGAAAAAGTATGCATGAAATTAAAGAGGGCGATTTTGTAATGTACATGGGCGAAGATGGTGAAATTATGGCTGGTCGTGTTGAGTACGTAATGACTAATTCAGGATTGCTTGGATTGCCAGGATCAGAGTATTCTATGGAATACATGGAAAACGATAAGCCAGTTATTGTTCGTGAATATGAAGAAGAAGATGGTGCTTGGGAAGAAAAACCATATGTTTCTTATCACCGCATGTCTGATGTTATTAGGATTGAATCACTATCTGTATCAGTAGATCTTGTAGTTGAAATGGGTTCTAACGGATCTAAAATTCCGTCAACAGCAGATCCTGAAACTATGATGCAAATGCATAACACTCAAATTGGAAAATCAGATGAAGAAATTAGTAAATCTTATTACTCAGATGATGAGGAAATGGATAAATGGGATAACATGCAAAAGGCATGTTGGGTTGGTTATGAACAACAAGGAATGAAAGAAAAGGATGGACGCATGGTTCCTAATTGTGTTCCTGTTAAAAAAGGAGAAACTATGGAAATGGATAAGGCAAAAAAGCCAAACTACGATGACTTTATTAAGCCACGTAGAGGTGGTTCAACACCATCAAATCCAAAATTGTACGCAACAGTAGTGCAAGCAGCAAAAGATAAATTTGATGTTTACCCATCTGCAGTTGCTAATTCATGGGTAGTACAAGAGTATAAGCGTCGTGGTGGCACATATAAATCAGAATCACAATCTACAACAAAAAGTATTTGGGACGGATCTTTTAATCCTTTAAGGTTTGAAAAATAATGGCTAAAAGATCTTCAGGTTCTTATTTTAAAAATCACGGATTTAATCCAATACAAATTAAAAATAAAAGAATTGTTCGTCTTAGAAAAGATGGAACAGTAAAAGCGGATCTTGGACCGTATCCAAGAGTAAAAAAATAACAAAGGAAAAACATGGCAAACAAGGAACAAAAAAATAATAAAGAAAAAAAGAAGCCAGCAAAGGCAAAGCCAAGTTCAAAGAAAAAGGCTGATGATGGAAGTTCAAGTGCTGGTTCGGCAATGATGCACTTAATTAATAATTTTCGTGGATCAAAACAATAAGGTAAAGTAAAATGGCTGATACATATACCCCAACCTCTGGAATGAAGGCTGCTGCTCGTCGTGCATTAAAATGGAAAGAAGAAGGTAAGGCAACTGGCGCAGGAACCCCTGTAGGTTGGGGTCGTGCAACTGATATTGTAAATGGATCAGCAATGTCTCTTAGTACTGTTAAAAGAATGTTTTCTTTTTTTTCCCGTCACGAAGTAGACAAAAAGGGTAAAGGTTTTTATGATGGTCCAGAATTTCCATCTAATGGAAGAATTATGTGGGATGCTTGGGGTGGAGATGCAGGGTTTACATGGAGCCGTGCAATTGTAGAAAGAGAAAAAAAGAAGGTAGAAAAGGTTTGGCAAGGGACTGCATTTGATTTGAGAAAGTAGTAAAATATGGAATATTTATTTCTAATAGGCTTGACATCGTTTATTGTTTGGTCTATAATTAAAGTATCAGGCAGAGGGGAAGCACGTTCTTTAAAAAAAAATAAATATAGGCAAAGCGATATTTATGAAATAAATAAAATCGTTTTTCCAAAACAAAAAATTAATAAAATAAAAATTATAAAACAATCCGAAAAACATATTCAAAAAAATATGTTAAGGGTAGTAATGGATGAAAGCAAAGCATATTGGATATTAAACAATATCTTTTATAGTGCTAATGCTACAAATGGTAGAGTGGATGAACAAACTGCAAAACCATTAAATTTTGACAACATGTCAAAAAAAGAATTAAACAAAATGTTATCAATACTTGATAACTTAAAACAAGGGATAGAAATAAATGATAGTGGCAGTGCAGGGGACAAAAGAGTTTAACGACTATAACGTATTTTTACGTGCTATGAGCGTTGCCCTGTCTGAAATGAAAAATGAGGATACTGATTTTATTATATATTCTGCTGGACCAGTAAAAATAAATAACTTTGTTTCAGAGTTTTGTAATTTATCAGAACGTGGAATGAAGGCAAGAGGTCGCAAGATTAAATTTTATAATGTTGCACCAATATGGTTAAGTGAAAATATTAAACAAGTAAACTATTTTGTTTTTTTGAGTCGTCCAAAAGATCCAAAATCAAAATTAGTTTTAAGTGCAGAAGCAAATAATATTGATGTTGGTCTTTTTAAATACTAGGAGAAAAAATGATTATTAAAAGTTTAAACACAATGGAAAAAATTGTAAGTAAAAATAAAAATTTAATTTGGAGTGGGTGGGATGTTATTGATTTAAAAGAATCAGATATAGCAAAAACCTCTCCACAGGGAATTAGAATAAAAGATAAATGGTATTTGCATAGAATCTATAAGCCTAGTCGTAATGGTTGGGATATACCAAATAAGTATAAGGATTAATCTTGAAACAGCATTTATGGAAAGATGAGGCTATTTGTTTAGGTCTTGACACAAATATTTATTTTGATAAATATGAAGATGATGAAGAATCAAGAAATATTGTTGATGACTTTTGTAAACAATGTCCAGTAAAAAAAATATGCTTTGCTAATGGAATTTCTGGAAAAGAATGGGGTGTTTGGGGCGGTGTGTATTTAGAAAATGGAGAAATATCAAGGGAATTTAATAAGCATAAAAGTAAAAAAGATTGGTCAGATACCTGGCAATCTTTAACAATGGAAGAATAATGTATACAGATAAAATGAAGATGGCTTTTCATTCAATACCAGCCCCTAAAAATTTCAAAATAGATATTATAGACAATGAACATTTTATTACAGTTAAGGCTAATGAGGCTATGTTTATGCGTCTATTTGACACAGAAAAGCGACAGGCGATAGAATATATGGTAAGAGTAAAAAAGGCTTTAGAGGATAATGGAGCAATAGTTATGATTACTAGAGAGGCTGTTAAGTAATGCAAACTTTTCTACCTTACAAAGATTATAGCCAGTGTGCAGAAATATTAGATAATAAAAGATTAAATAAACAGATATTAGAGGCCTATCAAATACTTAAGGTTTTATCTAATCAATCTCCTTCAGGGGCTTGGCGCAATCATCCAGCGGTATTGATGTGGAAGAATGCTGAGTAT